CGCCCGGCTGTTCATCGAACGCCACCAATCGCAGCCGGCGCAGCACGGGCCATGCGCGAGGTAGAACCGGTCAATGTGTTCCTGCCGCCCGCTCATCGCCGCCCCCAGCATGGGGTGGGGGAGAGCGGGACAATCCCGCGGGTTCTCAGGGGATTTTGAGGGTGCTGCGCAGCAGCCGAAAGTGTCCAACCCATTGCCGGGAAAGGCTTGATTTGGCCCCTCCACTCCTGCCACCCGCTGAAATTCATCAACATTATCAATCCTCTGATGCTGCGCGGGACACTCGCATGGCCTGCGGGACACTTTCGAGCGTGATCAGTTGCGCCGTCTGGCCGGCGAGCCGACGCTGATCCGCGGCCTCGATGTAGCGCTGCGCCTGGCTGAGCGTCTTCCAGTCGAACATCGCCATGAGCTGCGGCGCGGTCGCCCCGTTGTCGGCCGCGATCGTGGCGCCGGCCTTCTTCAGCCCGTGTGCCGTGCAGTGCGGCAAGCCGGCTTCATCGCAGCGCTTGCGGAACCACGCGCCGAACCCAGCCGGCGAGAATGACTTGCCGTATTCGGTCACGAGGAACGTCAGGTTGCCGCACGGCCCGGCCTCGATCGCGCGGGCGAGCACGGGGAGGATCGGCTTCTCGACCAGCCCGCGGCGCTTGTACGCCGTCTTGCCTACCATGTAGCGCAGCGCCCCGGTGGTCGCGTGCTGGCGGCCGAACTTCACCATGTCGCCGCGGCGGGCTCCGGTGAACAGCAGCAGTGCCAAAGCCAGATAAGGCTTGGTGCCGATCGGGTGGCGCTCCATGAACTGGCGCACCTCGGGGATAGTCCATGTGTGGAATCCGTCCGTCGCATAGGCGACGCGCTCAGCGTCACGGCAGGGGTTGGATTTGACGTGGTCCCGGAGTGCCTTCACGCCCCACCCGAACATGGCCGAGAGATACTTCTTCCGATTGTTGGCCGCGCCCGGTAGGCCATCCTTGCGCTCCATGAGCATCAGGATCGCCGCGGCGTTGACCTGGGGAATCGGGCATGTCGCCATCGTGGAGCGCGCGCCCGGCTTCGGCGGCTCGCGCAAGCACTCCTCGATCACCAGCCGGCGGGTGGCCTGAGACCTTTCCTCGAGCGCCCGAAACTTCGTCCCCGCGAAATACTGCGCCGCGAGCCATCCCAGCGTACCCTTCGGGGCAACGGCCGACACGGTGGTGCCCCCCCGGCGCCCCGCCAAGCGATCGAGCGCGGCCGTGTATTCGGCGGCGAACTCGGCTGTGTCCTTGCGCGACGCAATCCTGATCTTGCGGCCGTTCCGCCGCACATAGACGCGGCCGGCATACTCCACGAGGTAGGGGAGGTCGGTGCGCATGGTGGTCATGCCTTGAAGTCCTCGAATTCGGAGGACAAGGCACGGTTTACCGCCCCCGGCGCGATCGACACAACGGGGCCATCCGTCTCGTACACGGTGATTGTTCCGTCGCCCGTGATCGTGACGCCCGTCACCCGGATACCCTCTGCGCGCGCGGCCCGGATGGCGCGGCGCACGGCAAGCTCGGTGAAGGGCAGGCGGGCGGTCACGTGCGGCCCCCTGGGGAGGGCTCGGCCTTGGCGGCACGACGGCGCCGACGAGCGTTTCGAGCGATGCGGATGGCGTCGGCCCGGTTGCGTTCAAGCAGATCCTGAGTTTCGATGCTGTCCGCAATGTTCTCGGCAAAGCCGGGGCCGTATTCGGCGGCAATGCGCTTGAGCGCGTCGGCTCGCGTCTCGCCGTCTTTCGGGTGAAAAGCGAGGTGCAGCGTCGCCCAGCCCGCGCGTCCGGTCAGCATTGCTCGCGCTCCTGAGGGTTAAGTGCAGGAAGCGGCTGCGCCGCAGCTATTTCCGGCGGTGAGACCCATAGCCCGAGACCGCATTCGCGCAGCGCTTCGTTGGCGACCGCGCCCATGCCGATCAGCACCACGCCATGCCCCGGCGACCCGCCAACAGTGCCGTCAGGCCGGATGAATTTCGTTTTTCCGCGGGGGAATAGCAGCGTCTCGGCGCGCGGCGCGACATGGTCGTGAAACCACGACGACGACGTGTAGGCGCGCACGATCGCGACGCCGTTGCCGTGGTCGAGGAATTTGACAAGCCACGGAACATGACCGTTCCGACCGCCGAATGGCGGGTTCATGAACACGAGGCCGAACCACGGCCGCACCAGACCGTCTTCAGCTTTGGTGTAGTGGTATGCGGCCGGGACCCAGTGATCATACCCGGGCGAGCACGGGTCGAGATCGAACGTCAGGCCCAGCGCCGCGAAGATCTCGGGCGGCGTGTACCAGTCATCCGAAGCGCCGATGCAGGGTTCGTGCTCAGCCACGCACTGCCTCCCGTTGAGTGAGGGGTTCATCGCTCAAAGATGAGGAGCCCGCCGCGCGTTCGGCCAGCGCGTCTCCATCCAGCGGCCACAAAGCAGAAGCCCGGATTGCGGCTCCGGACTGCTTCCGGATTGACATAGGTGTAGTGCCTTTCACGAGGCCAGCAGCGATCAGCGATGGCGTCAGCCTGTCGGATAAGGTCTGATGACCGATAGCGGTGGGGCGCTTCGTTTCGGAAGACGGCGCAGTTGACGCCCTCCTGCTTCGGGATCGCGTCGTCGATGAATTTGCGCCAGACGAACATGGCATCGGCGTCGCCTGTTCGGAGAACAATGTGCTCTCCGGGGCCAACAAACTGGCTTCGCTTGCGACCGTCCGCGTATCGGTTGCAGCTGTAATGCCGTTCGTAAAGTTCGAGGCAGGAGACATCGCCGTCCTTTGTGATGTACCAGTCAGGGCTCAAGTTTCGCGCTCATGGATGTTCAGAGCGGCGCGACGCATGTCGTCCTCACGGTGAGCGCTTTGGCCGTGGTCATTTCGTGCGCTCCGCTGTCGGCGGCGCCATTGGGCAGCCGTCTTCGGCACAATTCCAATCACTGCGAACGCGAAGGCACTTTGAGCACTGCATCGTCGCCCAAGCTTTCAGAGCGCGCCCAAGGCGCTCGCAGTGCCCTCCCTCTAGGCGAATAACACATTCTGGCAGGCAATCGAGGTGCGAGCAGCCGACCCATGTTGATAAAAAGTCCGCCGGCATGTCGCGCGTGCGGTTGTCGATCATGGCTTCGTTCCTGCGGTGAACGCATCGATTTCTGCGATGATGCGGCCAGCCTCTTGCATCTGGTCGCTGCCGGGCAAAATGTCCTGACTAACCAAGGCGAGCATGAAGATGCCCTTCAAGGCGACGTGCTGCCGCTCGATCTCACCTAGCATCTGGCGAATGTCGCTCAAGACATAAGTGTTGAGATGATCGTCGGTAGTGGAGTTGTCTTTCCATCGTTTCCACTGGGATTCGGAAATCATTCGCGCTCATCCTGCGGCAGTGTCAGAGTTTTGTCGGGTAGCCGATCTCGGCTGATTTCGAATTGAAGACATCGGCCGCTGCGTCGGCGATGTTGAAGCCGAGCGATTGCGCGGTCAGGTCCAGATAAACGAACACGTCGCCAAGCTCCTTGCGAAGCTGGTCGCGCAGCTCGCTCTCCGGGACCTTGTTGCCCGGCACGCCGTCGCGATAGCGGTTGAGTTTCTTGACGACGTTGGCGGCCTCGCCGACCTCGCCGACCAGGGCCGTCATCCAATCCGACGTGCTCCAGCCGTGGAGAGGATGGTTGAACCCCTGCGGGCTTTCGCACCGCGCGCGGTTGGCCTCGCTGAATTCTCCGAAGGTCATTGGCATGGTCTAAGCTCCTGTTAAATCTGGCAATCATCGGATGCGAGTGCGCGTTTCAGCTCTTCCAATCTCAGCATATTGATTTCATTCTGCTCCATCGCGATCTCATCATTCGGCGCCCGCTCTAAAATCTTGAGCATGCCGCAGACATTGCGAACCGCGCCCTGTATTTCGATGGGCTTATCTGCTGCCCATTTGCGCAGGGCGGTGCGTTCCTGGGATAGCGTCATCGGGATTGCTCGCGCTGCAGCCTGATAATCGCCTCGGCCGTGTCGTCGTCGCCCGTGCATCCCAAAAGCCTCAAGGCGAGGTCGCACGGATCGATTTTCATTGAATGTGGCTCCAATTCTGACGGCGTTTGATCGCCGAGACGGTGGTCTGCGCGATGCCGTACTGCCGTGCTATTTCTTCCTGAGTGCGCGTGTCGTCTATTATTGACCTGACTTCATCCTCAGTCAGCCGAGCTGACCCCGCCGCCTCACCGCGAGGGTTGTTGCCGCGCCCCTTTAAATTCTTGTCCTCAGCATTGTCTTTGTCTGTACCCAAGAAAAGATGATATGGGTTGACGCAATTGCGAACGTCACATCGATGCAAGACGAGTAGACCGCCGGGAATATCCCCAACGCAAAGTTCGAATGAACATCTGTGAGCCCGCTTGCTATCAAAGAATCCGTATCCCTTAGCATCCCTTGCGCCGGTCCAAAGCCAGCAACGAGTGACTGGGTCGATAGATATGAATGAAAAGAAACGCTCCAGTGTGCCGGCAGAGCATGCCTTCTGTGCCGCGCAGCGTCGGCAGCAATACTTAGACAAACTCCATTGAAGGTCGCTGTATTGCGGATTCCGATTGAACGTGCGCTCGCAATGCAGGCAGTTTTTCGTCTCGATCATACTCCCGCTCCCTTGCTACGCTGCAGGGAAATTATTGCCTCTCCAAGGTCATCGTCTCCAGAGCATCCCCAAAGCGCCAACGCCAAGTCGCATGGGTTGATGTTCAACCCGGACCAAAAAACATCCTCGGAAATATCGTGTTGTTCGTTGTGGTGTGACCGACACAGCGGGAGCGCCCATTTATCGTCGGGCTTCTGGCCTAATCCTGGCTCTTGTTTTCCATGGACTGGAGAGGCCATCCGGACGTGAGCGGCATCCACGCTGCGGTGGTCGCCGCACTTCACGCAACCGAGGCCGCGAATGAACGCGAGGTGCTTGCCGTCCTCATCCCGTGGCCGCTTCTTGGTCGACGGGCGGCCGACCGAGAACGCCGTATCGGGGCGGATGATGCGTTGGGGTCTCATGCTTCTGAAAGCTCCGGGTGGCGCTGCCACAGCCGATAGGCCAAGACGAGCGATGACCACTTGGCGTTTTCGTGTGTGAGTTCTGACCGACTATCGACATCGCAGAGCATGCGAACGACGACGGAGGCAATTGCGCGCCAGCGTTCCGGCGGGGGCTTATCGGACAGGTATCTGCCGCCATCCGAAATTCGGTCCCAATACTCATGATGTTTCTCACAGAGGAATTTCTGAAACGCTATGTCGCTGCACAGCATCCCAGCTTGCTGCGGCGCCGGCATTTCATCGAACTGCCGCTTCTGTTTGTTCTCCCCGACCGGCGAGGGTTGCGAAGCTTCAGCCGGCCGGGGAGCCGCCTCCGCGGAATGCGGGGGCAAGGGGTGCTCTTTCGACGGATCAAGGCGCGCGATGCCGCACCACACTTCATGCGCAGCAATCGGCATTCCGCCGAGCGCCTGATAAGCTTCGTCAGCCCGCTCGATCGGAAGCTCGAACACGAGCTGCACTGTGGCCCTGGTCTTTATGACCTTCCACTCGGCGTAGCAGGCTTGGAATGCTGCGGCGGTCATGTCAGCCTGCCATCCGTACCGGAGTTGAAAGGGTCTTCTTGCGGGCCAGCGCCTTCGCCTTGATGCCGCCGACTTCCTCCAACGTGAGGCCGTGGAGGTCGATCGCGTCGCCCAGATCCTTGGAGGTCCACCAGCTATCGACCGCAACGGCGGTGTCGAGCTTTGACAAGGTTTGCTCGCATGACGCGATGAACCGGAGCTTGCTTTCGTCTTGCGGCTCGGCGACGTTCGCCTGCTCCTTGTCGTACAGTGCCAGCCCGAACGGATTGCCGAACGTCATCAGCGCGCGCTTTCGGCTATCGCTCTCTGCTTCTTTGATGGCGCTTTCGTGCGCTTGGCCCAAGTCAACGTCGATCCCGTGCCCCGCGCCGACGCCCTCCCGAATCACAAGACTGTCGCCGGCAAACGCCACGACGCGAACCTTCGCGGTATAGGACACGCCCCACCCGTCCTTGGTGTTCGGCTCGCGGCCGATCTTGCGCTCTCGCTCAGAGACGCATTTGATTTCGACCGTCTCGCTCGACCATCCATCGAACCCGAAGATGCGGTTAGCCTCCGAGATGGCGACCCAGCTTTCGACGTAGCTGAGTTGGCGACCGGCTTGCGCACGCTGCTTGACGTTCGCCCGACTGAGAGGCGCTGCAAGCTCCGTCTTCTGCTTGTCGGTAAACATTACACATGATCCCAATTGATGCGGTTGACGATCTTTCCGATCTGTGACCGGGAGACTCCAAATTGAGCCGCGATCCGCTTGTGGGTGACGCCCACAGCAGCCGCGCGGCGTATACTGAGCACCGCGTCAGTATCCAGCCGTGCGAGTGGATGCTTTTCTCCGCTTCTGTCCGGCCATCGCCCGCGCTCAATCGCATCCCTCGTGTTATCGGCAGATGTTCCGATTTCGAGATGAAGCGGGTTCACGCACTTCGGGTTGTCGCACTTGTGGCGAATGACCAAGCTCTTGTGGATTGGTCCGTGCAGCAGTTCATAGACCCAGCGATGGGCCTTGACGGTCTTGCCGGTGCCAACGCTGAAATGGCCATGGCGCCCGCCGGGACAATTCCCGGCCCACTCCCAGCATTCATGACGCTCGCCGAATTTTACGAGGCAGACGAACCGAACGAAATCATCGGCGGTGAACATGCTATACTCCGATCTCGATTTGTTTCGTGCGCAGCCTCACAAACATCGGGCACGCGCCGCCGTTAATGTCCCGGCATTTCATGAACGGCTCCATGTCTGCCCACTTCATCGGATCGACAAACCCGTGTCCGTCGAGCCGTGGGAACTTGCTGCACAGCCATTGCGACGGGACACGCTTGCGGCTTTCCGCGTGTACGTTGTCGCAGTCGGTGCAAAAGGTCGGCATGGCTATTCGGCCGGGGTCAGCATGTTGATGGCCTGTCTCGCCTGATCGAGACCGGATCGTTCGCCTTGTGTGCGAGTGAGCAACAGATACGTTGCGACGTAGTCGACCGCCTCGGTTTCGTTGGTCTGCTTGACGAACATCACGATCTTGCGGGCGGTTTCCTGATCGGTCATGACTTGGCCTTTCGTTTCTCGTCTTTGATTTCTCGCTGCAGCATCTTGAGCACCCCAGCGCAGAGCTTGCGGGCGCGGCGGTCCTCTGCGCGCTTGCAGCGGATGCGGTCGGGGTTGAACTTGTAGCTGCGGCTCATGGCGTAACTCCCGCCGCAGCGGCCCACATCGCAAACCCGCCAAGCAGAAGGCTCCCGACGACAACCCAATGGATTGTTTCGCTCTGTGTCACCGGAACATCTCCCTTGGCATCAGGCACGCAAAGGCGAGTGCGAAGGGAATGGCGACGCAGAGGCCGAATAGAATGCTCATGACGAACGGCCTTCGGCTTTGGCGATGGAGCTGACGAGTTGCCAGAAAATCGTGCGACCGGGCTCGACGAGGTTGGATTCGAGAAACTTCTTTGCCGCCTTGCAGGCCGCCAGCATGTCGTCATGGCAGTTGACGGAGCGGACGATGAGGGCGGCATCAGGGACTTCCTCGATCTGCATCCCTTCACTGCCGGTCATCTTGCAGATCGACACAACGGCATTGTGTATCGTGACGTAGTTCTTGCTATCCGGCAGGCCGTGGAAGCTCGTGCGCGCGACGACCCACGGTCGCGGTGTGGTGCCGCGCAGATCGACCGTGACGAAGTCGGGCGTATGCCCCTGCTGTTCTGCGGTCATGTCAGTTGCTCCGGCTTCACGGCTTTGGCGTAATCCGCTTCGCAACGCTGGACGGACAACCACTTTGGATTAACGATGCGATCGAGGATCGCCAGAGCTTCGGCGGCACGACCGCACAGCAACTCGTTGTGAGCGTCGCGGATGTCGTTGGCCTCAGCTTCAATGCCTTCCGTTTTCAGGTGAAGGTCTCGGCGCTTGAATTCCTCGACGATCAAATCATCCTCGATTTCTTCGAGATATTCGGTAAGGTCGATCGTGATCGAGCCGCTGCGGTAGCGCTTGCTCATCGCGCCGCCCTCTCTCTCGCCATTCCGAGCGACGGACACACAACCGGATCGCCGCTAACCGTGATGCCGTACACGTAGTAGTCGACGCCCCACACTTCAGGGACCGACCAGATTTCGACGTTGCCGAGCTTGTAAAGGAGGGCCATGACCTACTCCGCCGCCTGAAGCTGCGCGGGCTGCTGCGTCTCGCGCGTCACCGCAATTTCGAATGCCCGCCAGTACAGGCGCCGCATGTGCGCTGCGTTGTACTGATGCGAGAGAGAGCCAAACGACCAGCGATTGACCTGATACGTCAGGCCGTCAGAGTCGAAGCGGTCAGCGACCTCTTGAGCGTCGCGCTCAAGCTGAGCCTCGTTGGCTTCGTGGCGGGCGCGCTCTTCGGGGGTGAATTCGATGGGCATGGTGACGTATCTCCGGTGAGATCAGGTGGCGGACTGGAGAGCGCGGCCGATTGCTTCGGCCATGTGCGGCGGGTTGCTGTCGCCGAGTGCCTCTATGCGCTGGCGTCGCGCAAGGCTGGCCACTCCTTGATCGAACTCGCCGGCAGACCGAGCATCCACTGGAATAGTTGCGAGCTGATCCGGGTCCCAATCACCTCGGGCATCGGCTGCCCTCTTGGTCTCGTCAATCGCGCGTGGGAGCGCAGCCCGGGCGACCTCCAGTCGCGACAGACTGGTGCAGGCAACCAAGAACACTCTCCGGCGAAGATACGGCGCACCAACGTCGCAAGCGCCGAACTCAAACTTGGCGACGTGGCGGCCAGCTCCGGAAAGACTGCGACACACTTCGCTTTCCCAGACCGCGTTTCCCGGCGGCTGCTCCACGACAAACCATTCTGCGCGGGCACAGAGCCCAGCGTGAAGCATGTAGGGCCAGAGGCTTTCGCCAGTGCGATTGTTCGTGATTGCGGCGGCGACGCTGGTTTGCTGGCATGGAGGTCCGCCGATGACGATGTCTGCAAGCAGTACGTCGTATCCAACGGTTCGCACGTCGTCATAGACTTCCACTCCTGGGAATTGGCGTTCGATCTCGGCGCGGCGCTCCGGCCTGCTCTCGCAGAACGCGACCGTTTCAATGCCGGCGCGTACAAACCCGATCGCATGGCAGCCAATGCAGGAGAAAAGGTCGAGCGACTTCATTTCGGATACTCGCTGGCAACCCACGCGCGGGCCTCATCGGTCATCCGCCCGTGCTTCAGCATCAGGCGGGCGAGAGACACGTCCGCCTTGGTCTTCTTGGCGTCCGCCAGCGCGGCCTTCACGCCATCAAGCGTGCGCAGTGGGATGCCGAGATCGTCGGCCATCTTGCGGAACTGTTCGCCATTGGTGGTCATCGCGCCGGCCCCTGCGCTGCAACTTCGTAGGCCATGCCGAGCGACGGGCAGATGCGGGGGTCGCCGCCCATGGTCACGCCGTAGACGAAGAACTCGGCACCGACCTGCCAGATTTCGATCTTTCCGAACTTCTCGATCAACCGCATGGCGGGCTCCATCTGCATCTGATGGGCCGAATGTACTTCACAATCCGTGAAGTCGTCAATAGCCAAATTCACAAAATGTGAAAAATAATTTCGGACGGTAGGGCGCCGCCCACCGCAAGCCGGTCAATCCTCAACGGGGACGGGTGGTTAGGCTGCCTTGGCCTTCAGTTCGGCGATCCGCAGCTCGGCTTGCATCTGGCCCGTCATGCCGCGCATGTCCCCGAGGTAGAGCCAATCGAGGGTGACGCCGTACCGTTCGACCAATTTTGTCGCAATTTCAAGCGGTATTCGACGTTTCGCGTTCTCAAATGGGCTGTAGTGGTTGGTTCCAACGCCGATTTCGGCGCAGAAGTCTTTCTGCGACAGGTCGCGCCATGCGCGCAACGTCAGAAGCCGGAAGGCAATGGCGTCCAGGGTCCGCGACATGCCCGATAATGCCAACATATCGGGGTCGAAGGCACTCGACAAGACGTGAGGCTTGACGACTTCACGATCTGTGAAGTATAAGCTTCGCATGCCCGACGACGACATCATCGAGGCCCTAGGCGGCACAAAGAAAGTGGCTGCGGCGCTGGGGGTCAACCCGCCCGTGGTCAGCAATTGGCGCGAGCGCGGGATTCCGCCGAAGCGCTGGCCGGCGCTGCTGGACCTCGCGAAACGCAACAAGGTGAAGGCAGTCACCTTTGAGCGGTTGGCCAGCGAGGCGCGCGCCTGATGAGCCGGAAAACGTACGATATTCGGCATTTTCGCCCCCTTGGCGTGTCGCCCCTCGGGGGAATGCAATCTCAAATGCATATGTGGCGAAATTGCAGCTTGTCCACGTTATCCACCGGCCACCACCGCGCGCGGCGCCGAATTCATCGCGATCACACGGGGAGATGAGCATGCGCGTGTTCACGATGTACCGGCGCAATGTGCCTGACGCGACGCACGACGCGAACCAGAAGAACGCGCCGGACCAGCCGCAATTCGAAGGTATCGAGTTCACGGACGGCTCCGTTGCGATCCGCTGGCTGACTGCGAAGCGCAGCACGGCTGTGTGGGCGAGCATGGAGGACATGCTGGCGATCCACGGCCATCCCGAATACGGCAGCGAACTGCATTGGCACGCGCCAGAGTGATGAATTCCTTCACCGGCTCCAAGTCCTGAAAGCCGATCCACGAACCCTCGAAATCCTTCATGACACAGCAGCCCAGCCATTCAAGCCGAGACGAACGGAGGGCAATCCGCCCGCCCCGGCTTGATACGCAGGCTCCGCGCGCACGAAGTGAAATTCAAATCCCGTCCCAGGCTGGCCAGCCTGACGGCGGGTCCGGTCGGCGTTGCGCTCTCCCGAGCTGCGCCGGCCGGAGCTACGCGCAGCCGAGCACAGCCCACGGGAGACACGAAAAGGGCCGTGCTCGGCGCGCGATATCCAACCATCGGGAGAGAGCTTCATGTTCACGACGATATCGGAGCGCCGCGGCGGAGCAATTTCGCCATCGGCAGAGAACTGCCAACCGCGGCAGGATTCTGCCGAACCCTTTTGGTTTGCGCTTTTGTGCCGCCACCTCTGGAGCACCAACGCGCCGAAGGATCTGGAATTCACGCTTGCCCGCGCTGGCCACCAGCGCAGCGATCGGACGTGCCGCGCTTGGACCGCGGGCGACAGCCCTCCGCCAATCAACATCGGGGCCATGTTGCTGCGCGATGACGATGTCGGCCGTCGCGTGCTCGACTACGTCATGCGCGACTGCACCGCGCCCTGGTGGGTCGAGTTCAACCGCCACGCCGACTTCGGGCGGAAGGTTCTGGAGCTGACGAAATGATCACGTACCTCTACTTCTTTGAGGCCCCAGGCCGCATCAAGATCGGCATTTCGCGGAAGGTGCTCGCGCGCCTCCGCGAGGTCGGCAAGCATATGGACGCGCCACCGCGGCTGATCGGATATATTGAAGGATCATACGGCCTTGAACGCTTTCTGCATCAAAAGCTCGAGGCCCACCGCCTGAGGGCCGAATGGTTCTCTGATCATCCGGTCGTTCGCCAGACCATAGAGGCGCTGATGGCCGAAGGGCCAAGCGCGGTCGGTTATGTCGAGAGTGAGCGGGTGGACAAGCAGTCTGCGCGATTGAAATTGCAGGCGGCCCCGGACGCGATTCCTCGGTTGCTCCGTCTGATGTGGCCAGACGATGCCATCGCAGAAATGCAATCGCTGACAGGCGAGCCAGAAGCCGTAGTGAGAGCGTGGCTTGCCAACCCAAATTCGATTCCTGACGTTGTGCGGCTTGCTATCGCCGCGCTGGTCGTCATGTACATGACGGGCGACTCCGTGCCGTCCTTTCGCGATCGTCCGAATAGGTCTGAGGCTACGGAGGTAAATGGATGAACACACACGACACGATCAAATCCTTCGTCGAGCGCATCGAGCGCTTGAACGAGGAACGCAAGTCGCTCGCGGATGACGTGAGCGACATCTACAAGGAAGCCAAGTCGCAAGGGTTCGACACGAAGGCGCTGAAGATCGTTATTCAGCGCCGCGCGAAAGACCCGAACGACCTCGCCGAGCTGACGGCCATTGTCGAGACCTACGAAAGCGCACTTGGCACGCCCATTGCTACGCGTGCGAGCGCGAGGGCCGCGGCATGACTGAAGCCGCAGGCTATCAGAACCGTCCACCTCGCAGCTTTCGGCCGCTCGACGGCGCCACCGAGCAACGCATGCTCCGGATGTGGCAAGCAGGCAAGGACACATACGACATCGCGGCTCAGCTCAGCATTCCAGAGCCTCAAGTTTACATCGTCCTTCCTCGGTTGCGAGCGGAGCAAAAGCGTGAGGCAGCTCAATGACCGAAGCCCAGGTATCAGCGCGTGAGATCAGGCGGCGGCTGTGGAATCCGATCGGCGGACATGAGTCATCCGAAATAGAGGTTCTATCCGGCCCCGCACTACGGCGGCGCAAGCTCATGCTGGCTGTGGAAAAGCAGGAAGCAAGTATAGCACTGGCCAAGAGAATTGATGAATGCGCGCGCTCGATTATTCTGGAAATCAGAGAACGGGCATCGCCTGACCGGATTACGCTCCCGTCGATCTTGCGGGCCGTTGTTCGGCAATTTGGCGTGAGCGCTCTCGATATCCGGTCAGACCGTCGCATCGCGAGAATTGTCGTCCCGCGTCACGTCTACATGTATCTCGGACGGCATCTCACAACGCTGTCGCTTTCCGCGATCGGCCGGAGGGTGGGCGGAAAGGATCATACTACCGTGCTTTTTGCAGTGCGGAAAATCAGCCAACTAATCCTCGTTGATCCGCGCCTCGCCGCCGATATCGACAACATCAAATGGGAGCTCGGCATCCGTTGACCCACTGGACTGAGCAACAGCTAGCCGACCACCTCGCGCGCCGCGGCGTGCAGGGCTCGCGCTCGGCTGCTGATGTCTCGGACCCGCCGTTCACTGCCCCCGCAGTCGCGCAGAGAAAGCCGCCTGTGCGGAAAATGAATAAGCTCGAGTCGTCGTATAGCGCGCACCTCCAAGCCCTCCAGGCGACCGGCGAAGTCCTCTGGTATCGCTTTGAGCCGATGCGGCTGCGGCTGGCCAACGGCGCCTGGTTCAAGCCAGACTTTGCCGTGAAGCTCCGTGATGGGAGTTTAGAGTTCCACGAGACCAAAGGTCACTGGCGCGAGGCGGCGCGCGTCAGGATCAAGGTCGCAGCCGAGCTGTTCCCGTTCCGGTTTGTTGCGGTGCGTAAAATCAACGGCGTCTGGCAGCGGGAGGAATTCTCGTGACGGCCGAAATCTGCTGGGTCTATGTTTTTTCGCGCAAGGCCGACGCTGGGCTAACCAAGCCGGTTAAGGTCGGTATATCGCGAAATGTAGACGGCCGCTTGTCGACAGTTCAGACGGCATGTCCATTCAAGATAGATATGGCCTACGTGTTCGAATGTCCCAACCGGGAGATTGCTGAGTATCTGGAGCGCAGTTTCCACGACACGCAAAAATCGGCATGCCTTCATGGGGAGTGGTTCGACTACGAGCCTGTCGAGGCGATCCACCTACTCTGTATCGGTTATCGGGTAATGCTGGAATTGACGTGCAGCGACCAAAAAACAAGATCCGATAGCCTTGAATGCGCCGGCGTCCTCTGGGCCGAAAAGCGATTTGGGCTGGAAGAGCCCACAGATAGGGCCGCACTGCAATGAGCGAACGTGGTGTCTTTGCTGTCGACCGTGGAATCTGGGAGCATGACCTACTCACGGATAGCGAGCCGTTCTCGCGTCGCGAGGCATGGCTATGGCTCGTTTCCGAAGCTGCATGGAAGCCACACCGGAGACGCATAGTCGGGCGTCCTATCGATCTCATGCGCGGGCAACTCGTGGGTTCAATGCGGTTTATCGCCAGCAAATGGCGATGGTCCGAGCCGCGGGTGCGGAGGTTTTTGGGTGCGCTGATTTCCGAGGGGATGATTGGCGCAAAGATCGACGCAGGAGTGTCTGTAATAACTATATGTAAATACGATGAATATCAGCGTGTCAGTCTCCCGAACGACGCGATGCGCGAAGTTGATCATGACGCAGCAGCGACGCAGCAGCGACGCAAAGTAGAAGACAAGGAAAACAAGGAAGATTCAGAAGCTATCGCTTCTGCCGCTCGCGCGGCGCCGGTTTACACGGATTCGAAGCATGAGCTTTGGGGGGAGGGGACTGCGATCCTTGCTTCGCTCGGCATGCAGGAACGAACCGCGCGCTCGAATATCGGCCGTTGGCTCAAATCCGCGAAAGACGACGCTCAAACCGTGCTCGGAGCAATCCAGCGCGCTCGCGACAACCGGGTGATCGACCCGGTTCCGTGGATTACACGCGCAATTTCCTCGAAAGGCCCCGTCAATGTTGCAGAAAATCGAAGCCTCGTTTCAGCAGCTCATCGCGCAGCCGAACATTTCGGCGGAACGTATGGCTTGGGCGACGAAACAGGTGAGCCTGTTCTTCGGATCGTTTCGGAAGGCGGACGCTGATGATCCTGAGGTGTTCACGGCCGGGTGTCTGAGGCTCTTCACGGCTTACCCGCCAGAAATTGTGCAGCACGTCACAGATCCGCTGACCGGACTGTGTACGCAATCGGAATGGCTTCCGTCACTCAAGCGGGTCAAGGATGCGCTTTCTGAGCGACACGAAACGGTCGCGGCCCGCAAGGCGGTGCAGGATCGCGAACTCGAGCAAATCGCAGCTCGCAAAGCGGAATTAGCCAACAAGAACAATCGGCCTACGCTCGAGGAATTGAAGGCGAAGCATGGCCCGAATTGGGGCCTTCAAGCCGACGTGAAGGCGGAAGATGTGGCGCGCGCCGAGCGGCGCAGGGATCTTCAGATTGAGGCCAACCGCACGCTGTTTGCGGAGGAATGCAAGGCCGCAGGCATGCCGGAAGACAGCCCCGTTTCGCCGTCGCTGATCGCTCTAATCAAAGCAGGCATGGCATGAGGGAGGAAGATATGGTTCAGGCAACCACCGAGCAGGCATGCCGTTGCCGAAAATGCCTCGATGCTCGCCGAGAGACGGCATTCGGTATGCTGGCGACGCAATCCACGATGATCGTGTGCCGAGAATGCGGAAACAAGCGATGCCCTCACGCGACCGACCATGATCTGGCTTGCACGCGCAGCAACGAGCCGGGTCAAGTCGGGAGCTTCTACGCCTGAACCAAAGGACAGAACATGAGCGAGATGGTGGAGCGGGTGGCGAAGGCGGTAGTGGCGAAGTTGCAGCCATCGGTCTTTTGCGGGGGAGATGAGGCTTGTGACAGTTTGCCATGCTCTTGTGCGCTCGACATCGCCCGCGCGGCGATCGAAGCAATACGCGAACCGACGGATGAAATGCTGGATGCTGGATGGGGCCAGCGCGGAGAACGAGCCCGCGGTATTTGGCGATTGATGATCGACGCCGCCCTAAAGGAATGAGGGACAGCAGAATGGCACGCAAGCCCAAGCCGGTCACGCTCCCAAAGTTCGGCTCGGAAGGCCGAATGCAGCTCGGCGAGCGCATCGTGGCCGACCCGCTCGAGCCAGGCGCGCGCATGACTGCCACCGTGAACGTCCGCGAGAGCGCGATTGACCACATGGCCTCCAGAGGCCGCATCAACACCGCACAGGAGGCCGCTGGGCAGCGTTTCCGTAAATTGTGGGAAATGGCAGCGGTCGGCCGGAACCAAGCTGTAGACCCCGCCAAAGAGTTCGTAGACGGCGGCGGGATCGTCGACCCGATCTCGGATGACCTCGTGAAAGCCTCGATTGAACTCAGCCGCGTGATGAGGGTTGCCGGCGCAATGGGCGGCCACCTCCTGATTGCGATCGTCGGGGAGGGAAAGCGGATCGAGGATGTGGCGCAAAACTGGTCGAAGAATGGCGGCGCAGTCCGCGGCGACCGGGCCGAAGGCTACGTGGTAGCCCGTATGATCGAGGCGCTTGACGAGCTCGTGCGGCATTGGGGGCTGGAATCGAGGTCGCGCGACACGCCGATTGAGCAGAAATACAAACGGTTCGGAAAAGACGTGACTGTCATCGCCAGACCGCTTGAAGTCTCGCATGAAGGCCACACCGGACCTGTGATCGAGATCGAGGTCGGCCGGCTCGGCGACGTGGTCGAGCGGGCCAAGCGACCCGTGGAGATCCGGCACGGGCAAGTTTCAGGCCGCTTGACAGGGCGGCATTGATGGGAGCACTTTATGGCAACGCCTGATTTGTGCGTCAAATCCCCACAATCACGCCCTGAACCTGAACAACCGGAGCCGAACAGGCTGGCGGGGCGCCTCGCGTGAGAAATGCCGGATCAAAGAAAACAAATAGTTGATCGTTCAAATGGCCAACCCGAGAGGACAACAGCGCGATAAGCCATTCCGCGACGCTTTGCGGATGGAAATTGCCTCTGCCGGCGAGGACCACAAGGCATTGCGCGCAGTGGCAGTGGCGCTACTCGGCAAGGCGATGATGGGCGACGTGCAGGCCATCAAGGAACTCGCGGACCGCCTCGACGGCAAGGTTCCTCAGGGGATTGGAACCGAGGGTGATGATGGTGAGGTTGGACCGCTGGTCATCTCGTGGCTCAAGTCGTAATCCCGTATCTGCCGCGCCCGCAGTTCGAGCCCTACCACAACCGGACTGAACGCTTTGCCAAGATCGTTGCGCATCGCCGGTTTGGCAAAACCGTCGGCTGCATCAACGACAAGATCAAGGCGGCTCTGACCAATACGCGAACATTCCCACCGCCGCGGTATTCCTACGTAGCGCCGACCTACACGCAAGCCAAGGACATCGCATGGGGCTACCTGAAGCACTACTCGGCGCCGATCCCCGGCCTGAAGATGAGCGAATCCGAGCTATGGGTGGAATACCCCAACAGCGCGCGCATCAGGCTCTATGGCGCCGACAATTATGACCGTATGCGCGGGCTCTACAACGACGGCGTCACGATCGACGAGCCGGCGCAAATGGACCCGCGGGCATGGCCTGAGGTCATCCGCCCGACGCTGTCCGACTATCTGGGCTGGGCATCGTTCATCGGAACTCCCCGCGGCCGTGACTGGTTCTACCGGATTGACAAGAACGAGGACGGCAAGCCGCTCAACGATTTCTACCGCCTGACCCTGAAGGCGAGCGAGACAAACGTTATCCCAGAGCAAGAGCTGCAAAGCCTGCGCGATGGGATGAGTGAAGACCAGTATAATCGAGAAATGGAGTGCTCGTTCGACGCAGCGGTTGAGGGCGCATACTTCGCACGGCTGCTGGCGGAAGCGAAAAACAAAGGGCGGATTTGCCGAGTTGCGGCCGACCCGCTGTTGCCGCTCCGAGCCTACGTGGATATTGGCGGAAGTGGTCGATACGCCGACGCCTTCACGATCTGGATCGTGCAGTTCGTCGCGCAGGAAATCCGGGTGCTCGACTACTACGAGGCGCAAGGTCAGGTGCTCGGCTATCACGTCAACTGGTTGCGCAAGAACGGCTACGAAAACGCCATCATCAAGCTCCCGCACGACGGCGTGAACGAGAACAACATCACCGGGAAGCGGTACGAAGACCACTTCCGGGAGGCGCAGTTCAACGTAGACCCGCCGATGCCGAACCAGGGCAAGGGCGCCGCTCAGATGCGTATCGAGGCCGTCCGTCGCATCATGCCGAAGTGCTGGTTCAACGAGTCAACGACTGAGGCAGGGCGTGAGGCGCTGATTGCGTATCACGAAAAACGAGATGAGGAACGCAATGTTGGACTCGGCCCGGATCATGATTGGTCATCCCACGCCGCGGACGCGTTTGGTCTGATGGCTATCTGTTACGAGGAGCCGAGCCGGTCTGCTGGGTTCGGCCGCAAGCTCGACTACGGCAGGGCGGGAGTGGCGTGATGGATCGCTACTTGCTGAGAGATATTCGAGACGCGATAATTTGGGCGGTATGCGGCACTGCTATTCTCTGGGCGGCGGGCTTTTTGATGCTGTTGCCGTTCTATTTGGTGAGCTGACATGCCCAAGATGTCGCCCACCGCCCTGAAAGCTCTACTCCAGGCGGAACGATCGGATTCGCTGGGAGGCGCGCAAGCCTCAACGCTGCAGGCTGAGCGCTCCAAGGCGATGGACTACTACTACGGCGACATGCTCGACGACATGCCCTCCTCGGAAGGCCGGTCATCTGCGGTCTCGACTGACGTAGCCGACACCATCGAAGGGCTGATGCCCACTCTGATGGAGATTTTCGCGGCTGGCGAAGAGGTCGTGAGGTTCGACCCGGTCGGCCAAGAGGACGAAGACGCTGCGCAGCAAGAGACGGATTACGTCAATCACGTCTTCATGCAGAAAAACAGCGGCTTTCTGACGTTGTATACCTTCATCAAGGACGCGCTGTTGTCCAAGAACGGCACCGTCAAGGTCTTCTGGGACGATGTCGAGCGAGAGGAGCGCGAGACCTACCTAGATCAGGACGACGGCGCGTTCTCGATCATGGCCTCGGCG